GGGATAACTAAGGGTTTCATACAATACTACGCAACTAATGCAGAACACCCATGCCTAAACTTGACTGATGACCCCTACGTAGCAGCCGGGGGGGTTTGACCATGGTGGGTTGTAAAGGCGGGAGTTCCCATCAAGTACGGGAGCGTGAAAACCTGGCTGTTTCCCACTCGAAAGAATCCCAGACCCTCCAGCCAAAGGGTAAATGGGACCAACAACGGCGGCAGCACCGTCTAGCTGCGGGCATTAGCCTGGAAAACTAGTGCTCTCTGGGTAACCACTAAAATCCCGAAAGGGTGGGCTGTGGGGACCCTCCGAACTAATAGACAGCCTCCCTCCTCGGACGGGGGGCCTGCCC